ACGGCTGACGGCCTTGGCACGATGGAGATCATGCGCCGTTGCGGGCAATCCAAGCCAACAGTCTGGCGCTGGCAGGCGCGGTTTGCGGCGGAAGGGGTCGATGGGCTGTTGCGCGACAAGACGCGTCCACCCCGGATTAAACCATTGCCAGCGCTGACTATTCGGCAGGTGGTCGCCAAGACAACGACCGAGCGCCCGTCTGATGCGACCCACTGGACGTCGCGCGCCATGGCCAAGGCGGTTGTGCGCCCAGCATGGGTGCGTTCTTGCGGATGGAAGTCCTGCCGTGAGCTGGTCACAGCGAGCGAAGTGAAGCGCAACTGCGGAAGGGTAACTGACCGTGGGGAGGAAGCGTGGATCGAAACTGTGGGCCGATGGACAAGAACCGGATATGAGGCGGTGCCGGTCAGGGCGAGCGGGCAATAGATCGCGAAGCTCTTGTGACCAAGGATCGGTGGCGTAAATCCGGCGGTCGTTCGGTGAAGGAATGCGGTCTTACCTGGGGAGATACCGAGCGGCCAACGGTCGTGGTCATTCGAGTACCAATGTCCGCAACTCAGGTGTTTTCGGTGTGGAGATATGCTGCTTCAACCGCATTCATGACTTCACATGCATCCCGTTTTCTCCTATATACGCTCCATCTTAGCCGATAAATCGCGAGTGAGCGGTCATAGTCGGTAGATCGCAATAAAGAGACTAAAGTGTTTTTAAAAAACATAAGTCTCTGTAAATACAGACTAAAGCGGGTATAGCTCAGTGGTAGAGCAGCAGCCTTCCAAGCTGAATATGCGGGTTCGATTCCCGCTACCCGCTCCAGTTGCCCCAAGCTTTCAGCCACTATATGTTTGCAATCGCTCAGCTTTTCAGCGATTTGACCTCTCATGAGCTAGCGTGACATAGCGCCACATTTCACTAATTTTACGGTATCTTTTACGGTATCGGGCAACTCGACAAAAACAGGATACCGTAAAATGGCGCTGACTGACGTCGCGGTGCGTAATATCAAAGCCAAATCAAAGTCTTTTAAAAAGGCCGATGGCGGCGGGCTCTATCTGCTGGTCACGGCACAAGGTGGCAAGCTATGGCGATTCGACTATAAATTTTTCGACACACGAAAAACGCTTGCGCTCGGTAAATATCCCGAAGTTACCTTGGCCGAAGCGCGCGCCGCTCGCGATGAGGCGAAAGTCCTTCTTGTAAAGGGCATCGACCCTGGCGCTCAAAAGAAAAAGGTCAATGCCGAGACCGCGCTCGCTGTTCAAACGACATTTGGGAAGATAGGTCGCAACTTCCTCGACAAGATGCGCGAGGACGGTCGTGCTGAGGCGACCATGGATAAAAATACATGGATGATTAGTCGCCCGACCTCACTGGCCCGTTTCGTCACCGGATCTCTGAAGGTCGGCGGCACTCGAAAAGCCGGTGTCAGCGTTGAAGTCGAGCCTGGGAAAGTCCGTCGTCTGCCCGGCGCTTGGCTCATCCGATTGCGGGCAGGCAGCGAATCCAATCTCGACACTGCGAGCAATGTCGGACTTGCCGTCCGAACGAAGAACGGCAGAACGCCACCTGGTTATAAACCGGTGAAGATCGCTCCGAATGTCTACCTTCTATATGGCCCATCGGTAGCTCAGGCTCTGTTTTCTGCAGGCACCCAAGCAGGTGTTGCGAAGGATATCGAGCCGAAAACCTTGCAGTTTCTTGAAGATGAGTTTTGGCGGCAGATGGAGTTGAACAAATGACCGATCGACCGCTTCGTCTTCGGGCGCTGGACTATCTTACTACTTTGCTCGCAACGATCAGTCCGACCAACGGGTTTCAATCCGACTTATCCGGTCTCGGTCAGGTCGTGCGCGGCCGGCTGAATGTTGGCGACAACGAGCCGCTGCCGATGGTGGCATTGAACGAGCCGCCGCTCGCTATTCAACCCTCAGAATCTTCAGAACAAAATCCGAACCGGGTAAGCGATTGGGACATCTTGGTTCAAGGGTGGGTGGCCGACGATCCCGCACATCCTTGCGATAAGGCCTACATCTTGGCCGCTGAAGTCACGCAGGTTTTGGCCAATGAGAAAAAGAAACCGAGCGGCCGGGCCGGCACGGGACTCGGGCCGAACTTTCTCAATCTTGGTCCCGCAATCACCAAAATGCGCATCGGCGCTCCCGTAGTCCGACCACCGGATGGCACGTCAACGACGGCGTGCTTCTACATCGTCCTCACCTTGATAATAGTTGAAGACATGACGCAGCCTTTCGGTTAATTTGAAAATCAACCGTATGGTGACTGATCAACAAAAGGAGCTTTCATTATGTCAGAAGATCTGCTGTATACCCTCGGCCGAGGTGAAGTCTATTTCGATCAGTTCCTACCGGGCACGACCACGATCAGCGGCGAGCGATATCTCGGCAATACGTCTGAATTCAATCTCACGTTCGCGGCGACGAAGCTCGACCACTTCAGTTCCGATCACGGCATCAAGGAAAAGGACAAGTCGATCACCCTTGAGATCAACCGCAGCGGTACGCTCAAGACGGATCAGATCAGTCCGGAGAATGTCGCGCTCTTCTTCTTCGGCAGCACCGAGGCACTGGCGGTAACGCAGGCGACGGTCACCAATGAGCCCGTGGGCCTTACCGGCGCTGGCGTCGAGCCCGGCATGTTCTATCAGCTCGGAATGACGCCCCAGAACCCGAGTGGTGCCCGCAAGGTGATCTATCCGGGCGCCTCCGGAACGCTGTTCGTTCTGAAGAAGGGCTCGACCACGCTGACTTATGGCACCGACTACTCATTGAACACGGATCTCGGTCGCGTCGAAATCCTTGAGGGCGGCACGGTCCTTGAGAACGATCTGCTCACCTGCACCTACACCGTGGCCGCGTCGACCCGTACCCGGATCATCTCGGGCGATGTTCCGGTTGAAGGCGCTGTGCGGTTCATTGCCTTTAACCCTGAAGGCGACAACATCGACTACTACCTGCCGTCAGTCTCGCTGACTCCGAACGGTGACTACGCTCTCAAGGGCGACACTTGGCAGGAAATCTCCTTCAACATCGACGTTCTGAAGCCCGGCGATGGTCGGGAATCCACGAAGTCATCGGTCTCAGCAAGGGCGCCGCTGCCGACTCCGGCGAGAAGGCTGCGGGTAAACCGAAGGCCGACAAGGCTGCGGCCAAGGGCAAGACCGAAGACGCAGGCACCACCGTACCGGATGATGTCAAGAAGGCGCTCATCCCGAGGTCATCGCCCGCAAGGCAGCTCTGAAGAAGGCATTCGGTCAACTCGGCGTCGAGAAGCTTCCCGAGATCAATACCGCCGAAGGCGTGCAGAAGTTCAAGACCTGGTTCGAGAAGGCCAAGCAGAAGGACGCTGGCTTCGGTATCGGCCGCTTCGCCGCTGACCCGACCGATGATGAATCTTCCGATGACGGCGATCTCGACATCTGATCTTCGGATCAGCGGTTTCGATTGAACGGCCCTTCCCCTCAGACGGGGAGGGTTTTTCGGTGAGGGATTTAGCTCAAAGAGCCGGCACTTAGAGCACCGTTGCGAGCAACGAAGATGCAGGTGAAATCCCCGCAATTCTTCCCCTAAAAACCAAATTGGGAATTCTGCCTTGGGCGGTAAGCATGCACGCAATGCTCCTTCGGATGCCAGTCGATGGACGCGGTGTGCTCGCGCGCTTGAGTTCACCAAAGATTTTCCGGATGAGTCCAGCGTCTTCGCTGACGAAGGCACGGCGGGACACCTTATCCGCGACTTGGCGCTCGATACCGGACTTGACGCGTATCATTTCATCGGCACGAAAGTCAGCGTCAACGGGGCGCTCTATGAGTGCGACGACGAGATGGCTGACCATTTGCAGCCGGGTATCGACGAGCTTCGAGAATTCCCCGGCAAGCTTTTCGTCGAGACGCGAGTCGACACGACCAAATGGGTAGGCTTGGACTCTGACGGAAATCGACAAGGCGGCACTTTGGATGCACTGGTTGTCGGTGAATATCTTGCCGTTCAATCTGATCTTAAATACGGACAAGGCGTTGCCGTCAGCCCGGTCGATAATGAGCAACAGCTGCTTTATCTGCTTGCTGCATACAAGCAGATCATCCGACATATCGCTCCGAAGTGTAAGAAGTTTCTTATCATCATCGATCAGCCTCGCAATAGCGCTGGTGGCGGATACTGGACCGTTACCCTCGACGAACTGCTGAAATTTGGCGAGTGGATTAAAGTCCGTGCGGCTGCAACACGGGATCCGAACGCGGAATTCACCCCTGGTCCGAAGCAGTGTTCTTGGTGCAAAGGCGCCAATGTCCCAGGTCGGCCGGGCGGCTGTCCAGCGCATGCCAAATGGCTTCTGTCCGAGGTGGATCTGGGATTCGCAAATCTCGATATTCAAGACGAGTTCGGAATTCCTTGGGTTGCTCCGAAGGTCGATAGTCTCACGCCAGCGCGGCTTGTCCAGCTCTCCCTCTCGAAAAAGGCAATCGAGCAATTCCTTGAATACGCTCATGCACAAGCATTGGGAGGTCGCGCGTGAGTTCGACATCTTTATCCCGAACATCAATCACATCGACCTTTTCGAGCCGAATCCATCAGTAGGTTCCGGTCTGAAAATCTTGAACGGCCGGCTGCATGGCAAATGGATGCAGGATCTTCCATTCGAGCCGAACACCGAACTGACGTTCGAGCAGATGGAGGAAGCCAGGCGCCGCGCCCGGTCGCTGGGATTTGACTATCTTTCCTCCGGCGACCTGCTGACGCTTCCTCAGGAACAGCGGCTTGAGCGGCTCGAAACGCTGGTCGCGAAGGGGCTTGTCACCGATCCGACGGCGCGCGCGGCGGTACTTGGCACGGCGGCGCCGTGCGGCATCAAACTGTCCAGCCTCTTCGATGAGTATCAGGGGGTGACCGGGCACGAGATCAAGGATTTGTCGCCAGATCAGCTACGCATCTGGCGCAACAGCCGAACGCGCGCAGTCGAGCGCTTTGTGGCTCTGGTCGGCGACAAGCCTCTGTCCGAACTCACACACAACGACGCCATCGATTATTCCGAATGGTGGCGCGACCGTTTGACCAGCGACGGCATCGCAGTCAAGACGGCTAACAAGGATATCGGGCAGTTAAGCCGGATGCTCAAGGAGATAAACATTCGCCGCCGCCTCAATCTGCCGGATATTTTCAAAGGGCTTCATCTGCGCGGCGAGACCGACAAGTCAGCCTTTCGGTGGCACGGGCCTTTACGTCGGCTGCGGCTTTCAATTCCGCCAGTTCTGCTTCGAATTTCTCATACAGCGGCAAATGCACATCGCCGTCGAGTTCAATGAAATAAGCAAGCAGCAACAGGGCGCGTTCGACGCGCTCAATCTGTCCAATCTGTCGGTCTTGCTGTATCATCCCTGATGCCGAGAACAATGTTGATGTCGGCATCATTAAACATCAAAGTCGTAGTGGCGCGGTGGTAAGGATTGGGAACCACCCGCCGCTTGCTGAACATTCCAAACTTCTCCCTATCCAGCTAAAGCATGTTCGTTATTTGTTCTTGATGCAGGACAGGCCCTGATGTAGGTTCTGCGCGTCGCTCACAGGGAGGCGCACATGTCCGGTCTTCTGGAATTTGTTTCT